GAGCGAACTTGTTGAGAAAGTCGATTCTTACCTAACTTATGTCGCTGAACAGTATATTGCTGAAAACGAACTCGCTGTTGAGAACGGTCTCCGTTCAGACATCACTGAATCGTTTATTTCAGGACTTAAGAACCTGTTTTCGGAACACTATATTGAGGTTCCTGAAGAGAAATATGATGTGCTTGGTGAAATGCAAGTCGAGATTGAAGAACTTCAATCTCGTGTGGACCAAACTATGACTGCAAATGTAGAACTGCATGCGGAAAATACTAAACTTCAAAGAGAAAGCGTACTTATCGCGGTTACCGAAGACCTCGCAAAGACCGACGCTGAGAAGTTTGCAAGTATTGTTGCTGATGTAGAATTCGAGAACGCAGAAATTTTCGAAGAAAAGTTGAATGTCATTAGAGAAAATTATTTCCCTAAAGCACAACCTACCACGGAAGAAAAGATGACTGACAGTCTTGGTGAGTCGACTGACTACAGTGCATCTCCGCTTATGGAGAAGTACTCAAAGGCACTAGACAGAATGTCGTCTCAAATCTAAATTAATATAAATAATAAGTTGAAATAAAAAACCCTACAAGGAGAAAAAAATGTTTCTTTCAGAATCTCTACAAAAGAAGTGGGAGCCTGTCCTAAACCATGAAGGCATGGGACAAATTAAGGATTCCTACAAGCGTGCAGTTACTGCTGTCGTTCTCGAAAACCAACAAAAGGCTCTTCAAGAAGAAAAGACTGCGTTGTTCGAAACTCCTGCAAACGCAACTGGTGCCTCGATCGATAACTACGATCCTATCCTCATCTCGCTCGTTCGTCGTGCGCTGCCTAACTTGATGGCATATGACGTTGCTGGCGTTCAACCAATGACTGGACCAGTTGGTCTTATCTTCGCAATGAAGTCGGCCTACACCACACAATCTGGTACGGAAGCACTCTTCAACGAAGCAGATACAGACTTCTCGGGTACTGGTACTCATGACGGTTCAAACCCAGTTGATGGTACTTACACCACAGGTACTGGTATTACCACTGCTTCTGCTGAAGCACTTGGCGAATCAGGTGGAACTGACTTCAACGAAATGGCATTCTCAATCGAGAAGACAACCGTTACTGCTAAGACTCGTGCACTGAAGGCAGAATATACTGTTGAATTGGCACAGGATCTCAAGGCAATTCACGGTCTTGACGCTGAGTCAGAACTTTCGAACATCCTTTCGCAAGAAATTCTTTCTGAAATCAACCGCGAAGTTATCCGTACGATCTACAAAGTTGCTAAGCCAGGTGCTGCTTCGACAGCAACTGCTGGTACTTTCGATCTTGACGTTGACTCAAACGGTCGTTGGTCAGTAGAACGCTTCAAGGGTCTTCTGTTCAATATCGAACGCGATGCGAACGTTATTGCTCAAGACACTCGTCGCGGTAAAGGTAACTTCATCATCTGTTCGTCAGACGTTGCTGCTGCTCTTGCAATGGCAGGTATGCTTGATACTGGTGCTGCACTTTCAGGTTCACCAACTCTGAATGTTGACGATACAGGCAATACTTTTGCTGGTATTCTTAACGGTCGTTACAAAGTATACGTTGATCCTTACTCAGCAAATGCTGGCGCTGCATCGCAGTTCTACGTTGTTGGTTATAAGGGCGCGAATGCTTATGACGCAGGTATCTTCTATTGCCCATATGTTCCACTACAAATGGTTCGTGCAATTGATCCAAACACCTTCCAACCAAAAATTGGTTTCAAGACTCGTTACGGGATGATTGCTAACCCATTCGTTCTACAGTCGAACGGTACAACTGACGCTGATACATTCACCGCCAACCGTAACCACTACTACCGTCGCGTTAAGGTTACTAACCTTATGTAATCAATACCTCTTCTTAGAAGAGAGGATTGTAGAAACTGGGGGGAGCAGAAATGCTTCCCCCTTTTTCATTATAAATATACGTAACGGAGGAATCAATGGTAGTATCTACAACAACAAACATCACTGAAGGATCTTGGAGCAACTCGCAACCAAGCGATCTTGATTACCTGAAACCAAATGGTTTTAAGTTCCAGATTCACACGCTACCAAACGTGTCATATTTCTGTCAAGCAGCAAATATTCCATCGTTCAGTATTGGATTTACAACAACCGAAACTCCTCTTTCTGCCTTGTTTAATCCAGGAGAGAAACCACAGTTTGGCGAACTTGTCATTCGGTTTCTCGTCCAAGAAAACATGGCAAATTACGTAGAACTATATAATTGGTTGACTGGACTTTCATTCCCAGAAAATCATGAACAATATATCAACTGGAATAAGTCTCAGTCATACAGATTTCCAGCAGTTCCAGAGAAACGACTTGGTGCAGTTGCCAACTTCTCAGACGCTGACTTCTTTATTTTAGATTCTGATAACAATCCAAACGTCAAGATTACCTATTATGATCTATTTCCTATTAGTCTCGAGGCACTAGACTTCGATATTTCTGGTGGTAATGTTGAGTATCTTGTGGGCGTTGCTGCTTTTAAATATAGATATTATACAATCGAGGCAGTATAAATTCCTTGACTTTTGTCAAAAGTTATAGTATAATTAAATTATTTTATTGTGAGGGTGTATGAAACTATCTGAAATTCAAGACATGTGGACAAAAGATGCTAAGGTCAACGAACTAGATCTTGGTAAATCTTCGATTCAAATCGCCGAACTGCATGCAAAATATCTTAACATCTTGTCTAATACTAAGTTGCAACTTCGTAAATGCGAGGGCGATTACTTGCGTCTTCGCCGCACCAAGTTTAAATACTATCGAGGTGAGATGACTCGCGAAGAACTAGAAGAACTTGGGTGGCATCAATTTCAAGGATTAAAACCTCTAAAGAATGAGGTCGAAGATATTGTTAATTGCGACGAAGATATTATTCGTTGCGTTGATAAAGTCGAGTATATGAAAGCAATGCTCTACCAACTAGAGCAAATTATTCGTTCATTAAATGGTCGTGGTTGGGAAATCAAGAATGCCATCGAGTGGACAAAGTTTACTAACGGATTGATGTAGTGCCAGACTTAACAGTTACCAAGAAAGATGAAGTCTATTTGAATATCGAAAGCGATCCTTCGATTGCTTCCGAGTTGAACGACTACTTCACTTTCGACGTTCCTGGCGCAAGATTCATGCCAACCTATAAAGCAAAAATGTGGGATGGTAAAGCACGAATGTTTAACATGTGGACCAAAGAACTTTACGTTGGTCTGCTTCCATACCTGAGAGAGTTTGCCGCAAGATCCGACTATGAAATGGATGTCAAAATGGATCCGATCGGCGATCCTGTTGATATTGAGTACCTAGAAGAATTCGCTGAGAGTCTGAACCTTACCTCGCAAGGCAATCCGATTCAGGCGAGAGAATATCAAATCGATGCTGTCAAATATGCAATTCGTATCGGTAGAACTTTGCTGCTCTCTCCTACCGCATCAGGTAAATCACTAATCATCTATCTACTCCTGCGGTATCACCAGAAGTTTAATCGCAAGCAGTTGGTCATTGTTCCCACAACGTCGCTGGTCGAACAGATGTATGGTGACTTCGCTGACTATTCTCATAATGATGATACATGGCATGTTGCAAATAACTGTTCTAAAATTTACGCAGGGTTTGAGAAGTCGAACCAAGCAAACATCGTTATCTCAACTTGGCAGTCAATTTACAAATTACCGAAAAAGTTTTTCGACGACTTTGATGTTATCTACGGCGACGAAGCACACTTGTTCAAGGCAAAGTCGCTGACATCAATCTTTAACAAGTGCACCAAGACTAAGTTTCGCATCGGAACTACTGGTACTCTCGACGGAACGAAGACTCATAAGTTGATTCTCGAGGGTCTATTCGGTAAGGTTCATCGGGTGATTACTACCAAAGAACTGATGGACAATAAAGATCTTGCTGATTTGAAAATCACCTGTCTCCTTCTAGACTATACTGATGAGACTAAAAAGGCAGTTAAAAATAATACATACCAAGAAGAAATGGACTGGTTGGTTAAGAACCACAAACGAAATGTCGTCATTCGTAATCTATCAGTGACGCAAAAGGGTAACACACTAGTTCTTTTTCAATTCGTAGAGAAACATGGTGATGTTTTATATAAAATGATCAAAGAAAAGGCAGGAACTTCTAGAAAAGTTTTCTTTGTTTATGGTGGAACAGATACAGCACATCGAGAACAGATTCGTTCTATTACTGAGACCGAAACTGATGCAATTATTGTTGCCTCCTACGGCACCTTTTCTACGGGAATAAATATACGTAACCTACATAACGTAGTGTTTGCTTCACCATCTAAATCTCGCATTAGAAATCTTCAATCTATTGGTCGTGGATTAAGAAAGGGTAATCAGAAAGAACGTTGTAATCTTTTTGATATTGGCGACGATCTCTCTTGGAAGACCAAAAAGAATTATACGCTGAATCACATGGTCGAGCGTATTAAAATTTATAATGAAGAAGGTTTCAACTACAAAATTGTCAGGTTGGCAATTGATGACTGACTGTCTTTCCAAGGAGTAGTAAGCTACTTCATTAGATGGTTTATTTCATAGACGACATAGTCTTTATACCCTGAATGGGTGAACAAGTCAACAGTTTTCTTGAAGAAAAAGATTAAAAAAACCATTTACTTTGCAGTCTATTTGAGGTATAAAGGAGTTATATTAATGAGGGTAAATAATGGCAAAGACAAAAACTAACGTACATTACGTAAACAATAAAGAATTTCTTGCTGCCATAGTGGCGTATAGAGAAAAGGTTATTGCTTCCAAAGAAAACGGTACACCGAAACCTCGATGCCCGAACTATATCGGCGAGTGTTTTGTTAAGATCGCAAACCATCTCGCATATAAAGCAAACTTCATCAACTATACCTATCGAGAAGAGATGGTACTAGATGGTATTGAGAACTGCATTACATATGTTGACAACTTCGATCCTGCTAAATCCTCGAATCCTTTTGCTTACTTTACTCAGATTACATACTATGCTTTTCTGCGTCGAATCCAGAAAGAGAAGAAATATATGGCGACCAAGTATCGCTATATTCAGAATCTAGATATCAACAGCATCATTACCGAAGATGCAGATGGTTCTGAGCATACCAATGAGTTTATCAATTATCTTCGTAAGCAAATCGATGATTCGTATGATAGTTCTATAG